AATGACGGGCAGGCAAAGGCTCAGAGGGATTTCGAAAAATGGTTTCCAAAAGCTAAGAAGGAGTGGTAGTTGGCTATAGGTGATTTTCCTGACCATGATTTGGTCAAAGGGTTCATGGCACGTAGTAGGTTAAGACCTAGAGACCCTCTTGACATCTTCGATAAAGAACCTCACTGGTGTGCTGGTTGTCATAAAATAACTGAATTACGTGAATGTTGGGGGTGTAAGAAGTGGTTTTGTTACGAGTGCTTAATTGAGCATATGATGGGGTGCAAGGAGTGGCAAAAGGTTAAAGGAGATTATGGAGTTCTCTTTGAGTGTGATAAACATGAAACTTGTGATGATTGTCCATATCGGTTCAAATGCTATACGAGCAAAAAGATTCTAAAGAAGGGAAACAATGCCAATTTATGAATTCAAGTGTCCTCAATGTGGCACAGAAAAAGAAGTATTTATCCGTTCGTTTAATGAAAAAGCGGATGGTGAATGTCCGAAATGTCACGCTGAAATGGATAGGAAATTTAGTCCATTTATTGCCGTTTACAAAGGTCCAGGTTTTGCTACTACGGAAGCTAGAGGAATAACTGGTAGGAAACGCAAACCTAATATTAAAGTTGGGAATGTGAGGGATTTACCACCAGAGGAACGGGAGAAACATCTTGGTTGATAAGGATGAATTAAGAGCAAAACTTTCAGAAGCACAGCAACCATATCTTGAGCGTAATAAGGATAGGTTGGACAAGATAAGACCCATATGGGATAAGATACAAGAAAATGTTCCAGATGTTACTACTCTAAAACCTTATATTCAAATAGCGGATGGAAATAGTAAATTACTAGATTTGTTGTTTTATGGCAGAATGACAATATCTAGTTTCCCATTCAGTGGGGCAGTAGGGAGACGGATTCATTATCTTGTACGTAACGAACCAGATGATTACATACTTGGATTGGTGGTTGTTATGTCTGATTTAACTATTCCTATCAGGGATAAACATATTGGTTGGGATAGAAAACAGATGTGGAAGCGTATGGTTTATTTGATGAATGTTCACCTTGCAATTAGCACTCCACCACTTTCTAAATATCTCACTGGTAAGCTTACAGCTATAAGTGTTGAGAGTAAGGAACTTCAGGATTACTTCCAACAAAAGTATGGACATAAATTAGCGGCTATGACTTGTACCTCTTTATTTGGTAAATCTAGTATCTATAACAGGTTGAGAGGTTATGAGTATTTAGGATTAACTAAAGGTCATAGTGTTGCACTTGTTCCTGTAGAAATAAAAGACCAGATGCGAGAGGATTTTAAGAAGGAAAAGGGTAAGCATTCTGAAATTTATTATAATGAAGATGGAACAGTTAGAGAACGGTATGGAGTTGTGAAAGGTTTTCAGAAGTTGCAGAAGTACTATGATGTCAAGCAAACTGAGAACCAAAGGGGAACATATATAATTCCACTTGCAGATAATTATAAGGAGTTCTTACGTGGTGAAACTGATGACCTTATGTCATATGAACATTCTACATTTGCTGAACTAGCTCAATATTGGAAAGAACGTTGGTTGCTAGGGCGTATTGAAAGGGTTAATGCTGGATTAGTATGATAGCCGTAGAGGAAGTAAAGGTAGAAATAACCACTTTTGGTAGTGAAAAAGAAGAGCACATTATCTTCTTTGTATGTGAGCAGAACGAGAGGTTTGATGATAAGATAAAGTGTGGTTTTTATGATTTTTGTCAATATTGTAAGAAAAGGTTTATATGTGCAACGGAACGGAAGTAATTAACATATACAAAAGTAAGGATAAGAACTATATTTACATTGGTCGTGGTTCTCCTTTTGGCAACCCATTTGTTATCGGTAAAGATGGCACAAGAGAGGAAGTTATAGAGAAGTATAGGAGTTACTTCAAAGGAAGACTCGAAGATTCCATGTTCAGAAATATGGTTATGCGTTTGAAGGGTAAAAGATTAGGGTGCTTCTGCAAACCACAAGAATGTCATGGAGATGTGATAAAGGAATACTTGGATGGTTCTTAGCATAAGGGAATATGATAGTGTTGAGTGTATCAACTTTACTCAGGTTCACCATTATTCTAAGGTAATGCCGAGGTTAACCAAGCATTACTTGGGGTTATTCAATAATGAAGAGTTTGTTGGGGTTGTTACTTTAGGATGGGGAACTCAACCGTTGGCTACGATAAATAAACTGTTCCCTGGATATACCACTAAAGATTACTACGAACTTGGCAAATTATGTGTTCACGATAAAATGCCACGCAATACAGAAAGTCAGTATATCTCACTACTTATAAAATGGCTAAAGACCAATACCGATAAGAAATTGCTTTATACGTTAGCAGATGGTATTGTTGGTAAGATAGGGTATGTTTACCAAGCTAGTAACTTCTATTACGGTGGGTTTTTTTGGACTGATGTTTATATCGGAGCAGATGGTGAAAAGATACATCCTAGAACTACGCATAAGTTATGCGTGGAAAATGCTGAAATGATTGGTAAGGATAAGGTTTTTTGGCTTACTCCTGAGTTCATGCAGAAAAAAGGTATAAGAAGGATAAGAGGAAAGATGTATCGTTATGTTTATCCTCTTGATAAGAAAGCCAGGAAAGAAGTAGAAGCAAGAGGGTGGAATATAGCCTTTCCCAAAGATGATTCATTGATGTGGAAAGAGCAAATGGGGCGAAATAATTATGTGGTATTACCTGAGATTCCGCAGTTTGCATTGGATGTGGTCAATATAAACGCTGATAATGTTAATAGACATAAAAAGGAGCGGCATGGCTAAAATAGGTAGCTTCAACTATGATAGATTTAATAAACTGTTTCATAAAGGTGAACAGATTGTTGTCGGGTTTCGTGAAGACTACACTCATGGTTATATTAGTAAGATAGATGAGACTGGTTTTGGTCTCATTCAATTGAAACAACCGAAAGAATACTGGTATGATTGGGAACATTTCGAAGTAGCCATGCACCCTGGATTCAGGTTTAAAAAACTTCCTGTAGATGATGAGTGGATTGATAGGGTAAACACGTTAACATTAAGTTTGTTAGGTGACAAATTTCCAGACCCAAGTCGGGTGGATGATACTGGTATTCATTATCAATTCCACAATTGTGATGATGTTATAGCTTGTGTTAGTAGGTTTAACATAAAACCAAAAGAGATAGAGAAGTTTACTGCTGAACAACCTTGGGGCAGAATGGCAATTAAAATCAACAATGGTAAGGCAGATATTAAAGCTTATAATAGTTTTGTTAACACCCTTCCTCAAGGAAAAGACTTTGATATTATCAGATTTTATTTCTTTGACGATGATTGTCTCACATTTCGTGGTGATGGCTTAGAATCAAAATCGGTTCGTGATGGCAAAGAACTTGACGTAATGCGTATCACTGAATTAGGTAAAAGAGTATATGTCAGTTCTGGCGACCCTTGGTACACGGATGAACCAGTTGAAAAGATTGGGTTCAATATGTGGAAGAGTAAAGATGGTTATGCTATGTCTCATTCTAAGGCTATAATAGTGGAGGTTATATGCAAATAGAGGTTGAGAATAAGTATGACGGAACTGATATTTACAACTGTTCTAGTAAGGAGTGTCAGGGTTGTGGACTTCGGTTCTTGTGTTTTACAGAACGAAAGAAAATGACCCTAACATGGAGTCAGTTCTGTTCTGTGTTGAAAGGTAAGAATAAACCTAAGTTAGTTTACAAAGGATAAGATGATGTTCGGAGCAATTGGTACAATAATAGCTCTTTGTTTGGCGTTCGGATTAGTTGCTTATTTTGCAATTATGTACGTTCGTGAAGTTGTTAAGTCTAAAATTACTGAGAGAAACCATCAGATTGATGTAAAAGAGCAACGAGCGGATGCTGTTAAGCGAAGTCGTTCAGTGATTGAGGGGCAAGTGTTTGAGCAGTTAGTTCCTCATTTCCCCGAATGGAAACATACCCCCAGTGATGCAAGATTTCTAGGTTCACCAATAGATTTTGTGGTTTTTGAAGGGATGTCTACTGGTAAACCTGATAAGGTAGTTTTGGTTGAGGTAAAGAAAGGTTCAAGTACAACGACTCCACTACAAAATAAGATAAAGAAATTGATTAAAGAAGGCAAAGTTGAGTGGGAGACATTAAAATTGGAGTAAAAAAATGCAAGAAATAAATGGAAATATTTGGGACCAATATAGTCTTGGAAGATGGGTAGTTATCACTACTAATGGTGAAGTTAGGAAAGATGGGGCTTGTGTAATGGGTCGTGGTGTTGCAAAACAAGCGGCTGATAAGCTACCTGATTTACCATACAAGCTTGGTAATGCAATTAAAGCTGGTGGCAACAATGTTCATGTCTTTGATGATTTGAAAATAATTGCTTTACCTGTTAAACATAACTGGAGAGACCAGGCAGACCTTAACCTTATCTCCAAATCATTACAACAGCTTGTGGCGTGGGCAGACGTTCCACCAAGAAAGCATGGTAAGTTTTATATTGTACGTGCTGGAACTGGAAATGGTAGACTACGTTGGGTAGAACAAGTGAAACCATTGTTTGAACGATATTTGGATGACCGTTTTGTGGTAGTAAATAATGAGTCTGATAAGTAGAAATAAAGAATTAAAAAAGACTGGTAAGAAGCTCTGTTCTTTGTGCAATAAAGAATTACCAATATCAGAATTTGCTGTTAAATCATCCAGATGTAAAGTTTGTTATCGTGAGTGGTACAGAAAAGATAGAAAAAATAACCCCGAACGCTACAAACAAATGACTAACAAATACAGGCAAAGTAAGGGTATAGTAGCACGTTTAATTACTAGATTATCTAGTTACAGAAGAGCGGCAGAGAAAGAAAATGTACCATTTGATTTAACTACTGATTTTTTATTTGATTTATGGCAAATCCAAGATGGTAAGTGTTACTATTCTGACAGCAATTTGATAATTTTCCCCACAAATGGCAAGGTTGAGCGATTATCAGCTTCTTTAGATAGATTGATACCAGAAAAAGGTTATACTCAAGGAAATGTGGTATGGTGTGCTTATTGGATAAATACAGCAAAAGGAATCTTATCTGAACATAATTTTTATAAAGAAATCAGAAATATTTTAGATAGAATGGAATAATTAATGGTTTATGTTAAGATAAATAAATTAGAAGAAGATTTGTACCGTAGAGGTGATGGAGTTGGGGCAATAAGCTCCATGCTTGCTAGATTTCATCGTCAAGTTCAAACTTCTGGAATTTTAAGAGACTTAAAGAAGCACGAATTTTACGAGAAGCCATCTATAAAAAGGCGTAGAAAACAAAGAGAAGCAAGGCTTCGTCTAATTAGAAAGGAGAGGAAAGATGCCTTACGTAAAACAGGAAATAAGGGAAAAGGTAGATGAGGATATAGACAACCTACTTACGGTGATAAAGAATATAGAAGACCCGAAGAACACAGCAGTTGATGGTATGATGAATTATATCATTACTCGTTTAATGATTGATGTTTATGGCGGTGGCGGTTATGCTGTTTATAATCGTGCTATGGGAGTTTTTGACTGTTCTGGTAGGGAATTTTATAGGAGATTGGTTGTCCCATATGAGGAAGAAAAAATAAGGGAAAATGGTGACGTTTATTAGTCCTATGAGGGAGAGGAAGATGTATGAAATAAGTGGAGTTTATGCTGTCAAGTTTTATCCCGATGGCTCAGTAAGTAGACTAAAGAAAGCATTCAAGATGGTGGTCAACTCAGAGCGGGGAGTAATGGCTTTTTATGATGAACAAAGACCTTTTGAGAGCATTACAATAAGAGACCCCGATACTAAAGTAGACCTGACAGAATACTTTTTAGGTGAGAAGTAAGATGAAAGACCAAACTGGAAAAGAGCTTAATAGAGA